TAATATGGATAGCTTTGGCTCTGAGTTCAAGCTAGCTCTTGAGGACGTAGCCGGAAGGATCGCAGAGCAGAACGCACTTATAAAAGAGCAAAATGAGAAGACCATAGATGTTAAGCCAGATAACCCAAAAGGCGCATAAACTAGGTTATGTTATTTTTATTATGTAATAAAAACAAACACTTAGGCTAAAATATAATATTATTGGCGATTATTTACGAACAAACCACAACATATAGTACCCAGAAAGTAGATTTTAGCAGCAATTTTGTAATTACAGATACACCCCCCCACGCAAAAATATGCGCGGGCATCTGTGTATTTGTATACCCCCACATTGACTCACACCCTCCCAAATCAGCGCATTGAGTCTCTGTACCCGTAACGAGTTTCATTGTACCTTCCTTCAAACTGCCATGACCCCCCCTATGGGGTTGTGGCTCTTTCTACCACCCATAGGCGAAAAAAAATTATGAGCGATATGTCCGACACCCTCCTCGCTCTACGCAAAGACCCTGTGCTATTCGTGACTACGTGCCTCAATGCCAAACCCCAGAAATGGCAAGAAGAAGCCCTCCACGCAATAGCCACAAAGCCTCGTGTTGCCATACGCTCCTCTCATGGCGTAGGCAAGACAGCCTTTCTGTCATGGGTCATCCTCTGGCTCTTACTTACAAGAGTACCTTGCAAAGTACCCTGTACTGCCAACTCTGCAAATCAGCTAGAGCAAGTCCTGTGGTCAGAACTACAAAAATGGGCGAAACGCCTACCCACAGGCTTTCAGAAGGAATTAGTTTTTGCGTCTGATAAAATAACGCTAAAGAATGTAAAAGAGTCCTTTGCTGTTGCACGTACAGCACGAAGAGACTCCCCAGAAGCCCTACAGGGTTTTCATGGTACACCGGACGTTGACGGCTCTCTCTCCTTCATCGTAGAGGAAGCCTCTGGTGTTCCAGATATCGTCTTTGAAGTGGCACAGGGCGCAATGTCCACCGAAGGCTCAAAGACAGTAATGGTGGGCAACCCTACCTCTGCCACTGGCTATTTTGCCGATGCCTTTGGAAAAAATGCCGATAGATGGCACACAATGACAGTCTCTTGCTATGACTCGGAGATGGTATCGAAAGACTGGATAGAGGACATGAAGCGTCAATATGGTGAAGACTCCAATATCTTTCGCATACGTTGTTTGGGTCTCCCCCCATTACAGGATGACGATACGATAATACCGATACATCTTCTCGAAGACGCGATAAAGAGAGAGGTAGAAGCACAAGAAGTACAGCCCATATGGGGCGTAGATATATCACGCTTTGGCTCTGATCGCTCTGCCCTTGCCAAACGCAAAGGCAATGTTTTACTTGAGCCTATTAAGAACTGGTCACAGAAAGACCTTATGGAGACAGTGGGCATTATTCTTGCTGAATATGAGTCGGTACCCTATGACCAACGCCCATCTGATATTCTTATCGACTCCATAGGATTAGGCAGCGGAGTTGTAGACCGCCTAATAGAATTAGACCTCCCAGCGAGAGGCGTAAATGTTGCCGAAAGCCCAGCCCTCGGACAACGCTATATGAAGCTGCGCGACGAGTTATGGTTTAGAGCGAAAGAATGGCTTGAGGCGAGAGATTGCAAGATGCCAGAGGACGAGACCCTTATCCATGAACTCTCAAGTGTACGCTATGGCATTACGTCAAACGGAAAATTTAAATGTGAGGGCAAAGACCAGATGAAGCGCAGAGGGTTAAAGTCACCAGACCTAGCCGATGCCTTTGTATTAACATTTGCGTCACAGGCTGTTAGAGCGAGTGGACAGAGTTATACGAGTTATGGCTACAGGCGTGAGCTTGCCTATGGAGATACAAATTGGATAGTGTAAATGGGATTATTGGACAATTTAAATTTTTCGCAGCCTTTTCGTATTTCGAGCCTGTTACCGAGTGAAGCACAACTACAGGCGTTTAAGCAAAAGAGTGACGCAGAAGCACTAGAGCAGTTTAGTCAAGACCCAAATCCTATACGCAGAGTGCCGTTTAATATACTGACAGCCCTAGGCGTAAACCCTACCATCGCGCAAGCTGCACCGACAACCTTAGATGTTGCGCCCGTAACTGGAGATATCAGCGCATTAGCCGATGCACGAACAGCGTTTGGACAGGGTGACTTGGCTACGGCTGGATTGCTAACAGCAGCAACGCTACTCCCTGTAGTTCCGGCTGGTAAGGTGAAAGGACTGCTCAAGAAGAGTGATGATACAAAGCCACTATTGAATGTGGATGATGCGCCAAAAGAAGGTATAGCGAATGTTGTGCCTCCTACAGACACAGACTCTGGCATTATAGCCTTTCATGGCTCTGGTGCTGACTTTGACCAGTTTCGCATGGATAAGATAGGCACAGGCGAAGGTAATCAGGCGTTTGGCTATGGACTGTATTTTACTGATAGTGAGGACATAGCCAAGTTTTATAAAAACGCTGGCTTAAAATCTCAGAACGTGGAGTATAAAGGTACTCCAATAAAGTTCTTTTCTGATGATAGAGATGAGTTTGACAGAGAAGCTATAATACAAGGTCTCGTTAGAGATAGAATATTAGGGGGAAAATTTAACACTAAAGAGTCAATAGACAGCGTTATAAATCAGCTAGAGCAAACAATAGAGAACTCTTATGATTTATCGCAACCTCTTGATAGAATTTCTCAAGAAGGTTATGAAGGCTTAGTTCAGGATTTAAATTACGCCAAAACCCTCAAAGCTGACGATTTTAGTTATAACGCTGGAAAAACCTACAAAGTCGCATTAGCTCCAAAGCCTGATGAGTTGCTTGATTATGACTTGCCATTTAGTCAACAAAACAAATTTGTTAAAGAGCGTCTGTCAAAAGTTGCAAATGAAATGACAGTTGATGATGCAATAAACTTAGGATTTGACCCCTTTGATTTTGGCAACAATAACCAAGCAGCAATTAATGCAGCGAAAAAAGAAATGCTTAAAGATGACCAAAGCGTTCAAGCGTTCTTAAATAATTGGCAAGCATTTAGAGGCGAACAAGGTGCTGGAGAAAAGCTACTTAATAAGCATGGCATCAAAGGCATAAAATACTTAGATAACGCTTCACGAAATACATTTGGTGGCAAGTTGTTAGGTATTAATAAACTAGATGATGGTCAGTTTCAGGCAAGAATTGTATTAGATGACCCAAACAGACAGACAGGACTTGGGGGAAGTGGTCGAGTAATTACCACAAGTAAGCCATACAAGACTCAAAAAGAGGCTGAAGATTGGGCTAATAAAGAGATGGGAAATAGGCAAAGCAACTACGTCATCTTTGACGAGAACCTAATAAACATACTAGCTAAATACGGCATTGTTGGTGGCGTTGGCATAACAGCGTTACAGAACAGCGATATATGACATGGCAACGACAAAAGACGTAGATAGAACCCCTTCTGGACGCATTAAGTACAGGGGCGAGAGCTTTGCTGGCTTTAACAAGCCAAAACGCACCCCTGGTAAGTCGAAGAAGTTTGCTGTACTTGCCAAAAAGGGCAATGAAATAAAGATGGTGCGCTATGGAGACCCTAATATGGAGATAAAGAAGGATAGTCCGGCAAGACGTAAGAATTTTCGAGCAAGACACAACTGCGATACCGCAAAAGATAAGTTCACCGCACGATATTGGTCGTGCAAAAATTGGTAAGGAGCAAAAAATGATGATGATGGGGCGATATAAGAAGGTCATGTCAATGGACATGAAGGAAATGCCTATGAAGAAGAAGAAAAAAACCAAGAAAAAGGCAAAAAACACGAAAAAAGGCACAATAGTCGGTAAATTTTCATCACAGGAGGTCTGATATGTACCACAGAGGCACAAAAAAAAAGAAGACGAAGAAAAAAAAGAAGGGAAAGTAAGTAATGTCACCAATTTACAAGCATACCATCCATAAAAACAAGGCTGCAAAGCCAGCTCCAAAGCCAGAGCCAAAAGAGGAGCCAAAAGAAGCTCCAAAAGCTGAGAAAAAAGAGCCAAAAGCGAAGAAGAAGTAATGGATGATAATGAATTTGCGACTATTCTCAAATCAGAGATAGAGCAAGCCAATAATTACTATGATACAGAGCTTTCTTCTGATCGTGTAGAGACCCTACAGTTTTATCTAGGCGAGCCGTTTGGTAACGAACAGGAGAATAGATCAAAGGTAGTCCTCTCAGAGGTAAGAGATACCATTGAGTATCTCATGCCGTCCTTGATGCGTATTTTTGCGTCTAGTGATAAGTTCTGTCGCTTTGTAGGGCGTAATGCAGAAGATGTAAAAGGTGCAGAGCAAGCCACAGAGCTTGTGAACTTTGTACT